GTAGGATGTCCTCCCTTGGCCGAGACAGCCAAGCAAAACGTGCGCAAGTGTCTAGAGGTACTTCTCAAAGCCTTCCAGCTTTACGGGCTAAAGGAGACACCAAATCTCAAGAACACAGAGGACCACTGGTTCGAGATGGTAAGAGCTGCACCGGAGCAGAATTGGACGAAGGTCGTCAAGTACAAACTTAACGCCTTCTTCGCATTTCACCGCGGACAGCCTCTCCCAAAGGCGCCATTCGAAAACATCCATGATAGAGCGGATGTTCTCATTGGCAGCAACGCTCGTCTCTTCGTAAAACTCATCCGCCACGCAGCGAAGTTTCCGTCATTCCTTCAAACCATCAAGCAAGCCAAAAAAGGCATGCCGAGGGATGATGAACGACGACTTCGCGCGGCCGAAAGAGCTCACATCGAAAAGATGACCGCCCCCGTTATCGCTGGAACCACCGAAAGGCCAGGATGGCTAGTGTCGTGGGCCGAGATCGAATTAGATTACCCCAAGCGCGTTGAGACCACATTGTCAAAAGAGACAGTGCAGCGCCAACTACTAAGAACAGTTAAGGAACTGTTCGATGGGGTGACCTATACGACCGAGGAACGAACAAAAGCCTTCTTCCCTTCGACTTCCGCAAACTACATCAACAGCCGCTCCGGTGCCGGAGCCATCGGTTCCATCCTAGAGGAACCAGAACTGTTGGAAGGTCTGCGAAAGCCTGGTGGTTGGTTGAGAATCCAGACACAACTCTCGTCGAATCCCAATGAGGAACGAACCTCATCTGAGGAAGGTTGGCAATTTGCCGAGGAGACCAAAATGGACGATACAGACTTCAACACTGCCTTCACAGCCTTGTGGCTCCGTATTCTCAAACTCGCAAGCGAGGAGAAAAACGAAGTCGCACCTGTGGCTCTGGCAGAATCGTTGAAGATCCGCGTCATCACAAAAGGGCCTCCTTTTACGCAAACTGTCCTCCGACCCCTCTGGAAGAAGCTCCATACAACCTTACGACACCATCCCGTATTCAAACTGATAGGTACAGTCGTCACCGAAGAAGACCTTCTCAACCAACTAGGAAGAGAACTCTACGACGGCGAGACATACCTCTCAGGAGACTACGAGGCGGCAACAGATAACCTCAAGTCATGGGTCTCCGAGACAATCGCAGATGCGTTAAGCGATTGGCTGGAG